GATCAGCTCTTCGCGTGTCTTGAGATATTTCCAGCCGTCTTCCGGCCCCAGTTTTTCCAGCAAGTCGAGATCGACCTGCATGACAGGGTGCGGTGTGGGTTTGAAACGCTGTTGATGCTCATTCATTGGCAATGTCCATCGTCGGATTGGCCAAAACTACAAACTGATCGCTGCGCATGTGCTTCACCTCGCCGGTGGCCTCGAGGATCACGGCAAAGATGTCGTTGAAGTAGGCGCCGCCGGTTTCGACATACCACACGCTGCCGAGGCCGAGCGGGGTCTTGACGGCGACGGGGCGGGCGAACTCATGGATCATGTAAAGTTTGCCGGGGACGGTGCGGCCGCACCTTTTCAGCGCACGGGTGTCCAAACTTACGATCACCATACGGCGACCTCCCGAGTTCGATGGGGCGGCGACCGAGGATTCCTAGTCCATACCGCTCATCCGGTCTACTACGCTGCCCGACAAAAATATCGTCCGCATTCCCATGGCGTCCCATGGGCGAAACCTGTTTATTCAGGTCCATGTTGCGCATGCAAGCAGAGGCGTTGGCAGGCACAATGGAGCTACGGCTCAGGTCGCTCACGCAGGCGTATGCTCCGTCGGGAGCAGGAACGGTTCTGTTTGTCGTGCCCTCAATGACCGCAGCTAGACCCCCGTTATCCATCAAGGTCTCACGCCAAAGATGGCGGGGGTCAAAGTATGTGCAGGCGCCCCACTGGTCTTGCTCCGTGGGGCTGGGCATCCCGGTTTGCTCCGCGGGACCACACCACATGGAATCCCGGCAAGAACCCGATTGAGCCTGCAGATTTAAATTCATTTGCCGATTACTTGCTTGAGCGCCCAATACTCTGGGTTGATCAGCGCAGTGGATACGTCGTGCATTCCGCTCAAGAACAAGCACGTCCAAATAAAAATAAGCATCAGCCCGCCCAGTCGGCACATATATGTTCCAAACCGCGCGTCTCCGTCGTCGTCCTCTGGAATTTCATAGCGAAACACCAAGTAGTTCCACCCGAAAATAAGCACTGAGGTTACGGCAAAAACAAAGATAGACGTTATGCCGTAGACATAAGCCTGTTTTACCATGATACCCCACAAAAACTCCGTGGTGGTTCCAAATTTCTCCGCTAATACGCGAAGTATTCCCATGATTTGCTCGTTCATTTCGTTTGTTTGCGCTTGGCAATTTCCGCCGCCAGCGATTTAGCCTTCTTGCTCGCCTCCTTCGCCAGCAGGCGCTCACGCTTGCTCTTGAGTAGCGTGATCTGCTTGTCGATCTCGGCGATTTCCGGTGTAATAATGCTGTAGTCCGTCATACCGCCGCATCGCACTCGGCCCCGCACGCGGCATAGCCGGCGAGGTCCACCCAGTTGTCCTGTTTCGGTGCGTGTGCTTGGCGAGCGATCTTCACCAGACACATCAGCGCGGCGATGTCGCTGGCCGTGACCATCACCGGACGGCCATTCGTCCGCGACAGGTAGGCACTGAACATGGCGGCCTGCGTGCGGAAGTCCTCGGTCGGAGGACCATAGCTGTCGTTTCTGTCGCCACACACGGCGACGTTTGCTTTGGATAGGATGTATTCTGCGTGTCTCATTTGAAGGAAATTACCCACAGCCCGATCTGGGCGACGGCATAGCCGCCCCAGACAAGGGCAAGCGCGTAGCGATCTTGGCCCAACATTTCGAGGGCCACAAAGGCGTACGCAATGCCGACCGCGGCGATGAGGTAGGTGCTCATTTTTTAAGTCGTTTGATAGCCTCCCGATAAAAGAACTGCATGAGGTAGGCTTGGGTTTCTTCGTCCACGGTGCCGAGGTGCCGCATAAACCCGTTCACCGCATGGACCAGCTCATGCACCAGCGCCCCGGCGTTTTCGCCCTCGGGGTATCGCTCAAGGTGGACAAACGCTGCGTTGCCGTGACTACAGGTGTAACCAAAGCACCACTCGCCATCCTCGCCGATGTCGGGGTCGATGCGTAGCCACCGCACACACGCCCGCCTGCTCACCTCCAGCTGGGGGGTGATGCTGAACCGCACAATACAACCAAACGTGCGGTCCCTAACGGTAAACTGGCGGGCGGTGGCGGTGGACATTAGGCGGCTTTCTTTAACTACAACTGCGCGTAGTGCAGCGCGAGGCGCGCTTGGAATACCTTCCAGAACGGCTCGGCGCTGAACATCCAGGCGACCTCAAAGTCATCCGGGGATTCTTTGCCGATGCGGACGATGCCGCGGCGTTGGACTTTCATCGTGGGGCGGTTCTCGTTCCACAATTGCTCGTAGCCAGCGAGCTGGACCTTGTGCGCGCCGACAATGGCTTTGCTGGTCTTCCAGTCGAGCAGGACGATCTTGCCGTCACGGTCGCGGCTGGGTGCGTCGATGGTGCCGCCGAAGAGGTATTCCTCGGAGACCAACTGCACTTCCGGCTCGATGACGGTGAGACCTTCTTCGTCCCACCAGCGCTTGAAGTTGTTGAACGCGATGGTGGCCTTCTCAACATCCACGGGGCTGAACTCGGAGAGGTCGGCAACGTGGTTGTGCAGGAAGCATTCGATGAGGAAGTGCGCGATGGTGCCGATGTCGGCGGCCTTGTCGCGGACCTTGCGGTAGTCCTGGCCTTCCATGCCGAGCTTCCACGCCCAGTGGATAAGTCCGTTGCTGTCCTCGCCGATTTTGGCGATGGTGCTGGCGCCGGGGACTTCGGTGCCATCTTTCAGCGGATACTTCTGGTGCGCGCGGGTTTTCTCGAGGCGGACGATTTTGCGTCCGTCCTCGGTAAATCTTTCAGCCGCCGCGGGCTTGGCGGCTTTGCGGGGTTTGCGTATGGTGTTTTTGGTGGGCATAAACTATTCGTCAAGGATTTTTCGTGCGATTGCGTGAGTAAATACCTGACCGAAAAACCCGATCAGTATAATTACAGCCCAGCTTTTGACTTCTAGCCCCCAGCCATAAGTCAGGGTTAGGACTTGCAGCGAAATTGCGAGAGCTATAACGGCAACAGATGCCATCAGTTTTGTGGTCATGACGATTACCAGCTAATCCCTTCGTCGTCCGTTCCGGTCTTGCGCGACTCAGGCTTGGCCTCGCTCACGTCGAAGCCGTAGGACTCAGCGCTTGTGCCAGACCCCCAAGCAACCAAGTCCAGCACTTGGACTGCCTTGGGTTGCAGGGTGATGCCAACACCCTTTGTGGCAACATACCAGCAATACGGAATGACGGCGACTTTGATGCGGCTGCCGCCGCCGATGTTGTCGGTAATGATTTCGCCTTTGAGGTTGAACAGCGTTGGCTGACGACTCCATGTCTCGCCGGTTTTCTTGTTGGTTCCAGTCGGATTGACTCGGAGCCTAAGCTGCGTCATGCCGTCATTGGAAACCCACGGCATGTCGGCAATTTTGATGTTGGGTTTGCGTAGTTCGGTTTTTTTCGCAGCCAGATACCGAGAGAAAATCTCATCAATCTGGGCGATGAACGGAGCTGTCTCTTCGTCCGTCATTTCAAGATCGACTTTGTATTTTCCAACCTCGTCGAACTTGGTGTCAGGGCGGTTGAGGTGAGGATACCGGGCGATGCCGGCGGGTGTGGTTATGGTTTTATTCATTTGGTTGTGTTAGTTGGTTAAGAAAATCGGAGCGGCGGACGATAGTGAGGAAATCCTCGCCGCGTAGGGTGACGAGCCAGGCTTCACCGTTGCGCTTGTGGGCAACGACCGGGAAGAGCTTGGTTTTGGCGTCGCGGATGGCCTGAGCCATCCAGTCGCGGATCTTCACGACATTGCAGAACTTGACCTCAAAGTGGAAGTCCGGCAGACACGGGCAAACGACATCCGGCGAATCCCCAAGTCCGCTGAACTGCTGTCCGCGGCGGATACCGGAATCGCCGAAGGCGCCGCGCAGCTCGTCGCGCCACATGCGCTCTCCGCGGGCGCCTTTCGCGCGGCTATTCATTGAGCGCCTCCCATAGCTGCTTGCTCGGAGCAAACACGTCGCTGCCATCGGTCGTTCGTCCGCCAAGCGCGGCGTCTTGGAAGCGTGTGAAGCGCGGACGCCACACTAAGTTGACCTTGCCGGTCGCACCGGCGCGGTGCTTGGCGATGAGCAACTCGGCGTCCTGCGGATCGGGTTCCTGCTCTTGGTCGACGGCGTAGTAGCAAGGACGATGCACCAAACAAACCAAATCCGCGTCCTGCTCGATGCTGCCGGACTCGCGGAGGTCGCTCATTTTGGGGCGGTTGTCTGACCTGTCCTCAGCCTTACGATTGACCTGGGCGGCGGCCACGACCGGGACGTTCAGCTCCATGGCCATGCTTTTGAGGCCGCGGGATACAAAGCCAACCTCGTTCTCGCGGCTCTGCGCACCGATGTGGGTGACAAGCTGGAGGTAGTCCACGAAAATCGCCTTCACGCCCCAGCGCCTCACGGCCAAGCGGCTGCGGCCGCGGATGTCGAGCATGGTCAACCCGCCGCGGTCGTCCACAAACAGCGGCTCCTCGGCGAACTCGGCCGCGCGGTCAGCGATGCGCAGCTTGGTCGGATGGTCAAGGAACCCGTTGCGCACCACTTCAATGTTGGTCTCGGCGCGTCCGAGCACCACACGCGCAGCCAGTTCGTTGGCCGGCATTTCAAGCGAGAAATACAGCACCGGGACTCCACGACGCGCCATGTTCTCGGCGCAGTTGAGCATGAAAGCGCTCTTGCCCATCGCCGGACGCCCCGCAACGATAGCCAGCTGGCCGCCGCGCAGTCCGCCGGTCATGTAGTCGAAGGCTTTGAAGCCGGTTTCAACGCCGAGCTTTTGTCCTGGGGTGCTCAGTTTTTCCAGCTCCTCAAGCAGTCCCGGCACGATGGCACTGGCCGGTCGCATGGAGTCGGTCGGCTGGCCAAGGCTCAAAGACAGCACGCTCTCGCCAGCCTCCTGCAACACGGTGTCGGCCGGCTGGGACATGTCGGAGGCCGCGCTCTGCAATGCGGCCGATGCCTCCAGTATGCGGCGGCGCGCATAAAGATCGCGCAAGGTCTGCGCGTGATATTCGACCGCGGCAGGACCGCCGGCCGACTTGGAGAGCATGTCCATCAACACTCCGGCTCCGCCGACAAACTCCAAGCGGTGGTTGGCGTCGAGCACTTGGGTGACGGCGATGACGTTTGGCACGCCACCCGTGGCGCGGATGTCGCGTATCGTCGAAAATATCTGCGCGTTGGCCGGAGTGAAAAACAACTCGGCATGCAGGCCGGCGACCTCGTCGATCATGTTCGGCTCTTGCAAAAGCGAACCCAAAACGGCGGCTTCGGTATCGGGGCTGTTGGGTATGGTGCGTTTCATTTAGGCCATGCCTCCGTCATTGTGGTCGGTGATCGTCACCGCCATCACGGCCAGCGTCAGCAGGATTATGACACACACGACGGCGCTCATTCGCGTTCCTCCGTCGTCGCAGCTCCCCGCGGTGCTGCAGCCAGCGCTCGCACGCGGCGTCCACGGCAATAAAATGTTCGGCTAGGTGTGGCCATTGTTCGCGCAGGGCTTGTTCGTCGTGTGGGTTCATCGAGGGTTATTCGGTGCTGCGGTGTGCCCCCCGGTGTTATTAGACAATGCTGGACATTCTTGGACACTGCAAGCCTTTTTTTTAAGGGGCCAATCCAGATGCCCCCAGTCCCGCGGCTCGGTGACCTCCGTGGCCTCCCCGCAGACATCGCATTTGCCTAAGTGATACGTTGCGCCGAACGAGTTTCCCTCAGGATTTCGACCATACGCCCTACCGCACGGCGCGCAAATGCAGTCGGGGTAGGGGGGATTAACTAATGTCACTTTTGGCGCTTTATTGACGCTAGTTAATCCAAAAATAGCCTCGTAGTTGGCACGGTATATGAGGCTATTCACCGGCCGCGGCGTGTCGCCTTTGCCTGCGCTCATTTGCTGGCCTCCTTGAGTCGTTCAAACGCGGCAATGTCCTTGCGAATTGTGTCCATTTCGCGCTCATAGCGTTGGTATCCGCTCCCCCAGCCTGCGAGTTGCGCAAGGCTTTCACGCGCATAGTCGATTAACTTCTCCGCGCACTCGCGCCATTGCCGCATGTCTTCCGCAAGTAGCTCGCACTGCATCACAGTCTCTTCTCGGCGAAGAACAGCCTCGTCCCGCTCTTTTTGCATGGCTAGTGTGTTGTCGTGATGAATTTGCTCCTGTTGCCTTGCCTCATCCCGCTCGCGCTCCAACCGTTCGATGTAATCGGCAGCGTAGCACCAAAGCGTCGAATCGTAATCCGTTGACCCATCTTCCTCTGCCCATTTATCCACCATTTCAGGTGGCAGCGAATCCCTTAGTTCTTTGTAGTTGTAGTGCGCCATAATCGTAATTTGAAAGAGGGAGAACGCTCACTCATTCCCCCCCCCCCCCCCCATTTGCCCAGGGTCCGCAAAAAAGCCTCGGCTCGTTGGCGTGCGGTTGATGAGAATTGTGCGCGTTCCGCTGCCTTTACTTTTTCATACGCAGAAAGGTCTTCGCAGACAGAATGCCAAATTTCTCTACGATACTGACGGTGCTGCACGTTAGTCAGAGTCTTCTCCGCTTCGTGCATGGCGTTGAGGTCTTGGCAGTAGTCGGTAACTTCGGATTGCCCATACATCAGCTTTCCGTTGACGTTTTGGATTTTACAATCCGTACACCCACGCACCTCAGCGATGGCGATGTTGATTTGTTCGTTGGTCATTTGCTGGCCTCTTTCGTTTGTCATCTCACGCGAATCTTTTTGCTGAACAACCAGGCACTCTTCCGGGCCTCTGGCGGAGGGATCAGGCCGCGCGAGACCAGAAACCGGTCGCAGGCGCGCTGCATCTGCAAATGGTGAATGTACGGAACCCCGGCGGTACCCTCCTCGATTTTTAATGTCTTGCCGTTTTGCGTCATCATTTTAGTTCCTCCTTCTTGATGACGTACAGCGCGCGCAGGGCCATCATGGTGGCGATGGCATCGTCAAACAGCTCGACAGTCGCATTGGCAACCGCGTTGGTGGTGGTTTTCCGGCGCAAGGCGACGGCTTTTTTGGGTGTGGGTTTGGTTTTCTTCATGGATATAAAAAGTTTTATATGGCAGGGGGTAAGACACCGGCTGTCTTAGGTGTCTGAGCGGTCAGCGATTCCGCAAGATCGCCTAGCAGCTCCCAGTTGTTGGGTTGCCGGTGGCGGGCCGGGTTGTAGCGCACGGTTATCCGGCCGCGAATGTCCTCAAATGTCCAAAAGACAAACTGGTTGATATCTGGCAAGTAAGCCGCCAACACGTCAAAATCGTGCGGCTCATAAGGGCGGGCCTTTTGTCCACCAAAAGTACGCTTGACCGAGATGTGGTAGGCACCGCGGTCGAGCGCGGCCGTCTTAACCTGAACGGAAATCGGGCGGACGCCGCCGCGGGTGAGCAGCACGTCGGCCGTCTGGGCGTGGCCGAAAGGCGTGAAGATCTCCCAGTCGTTGACCATGGCGCCGGCGATAAACAGCGTCTCGGCGATTTCGCCTTTCCGGCAGGCTGAAAGTTGATTTGTCATGCCGCTCCTCTCATTTTTAGCTCCAGCTCCAGCATCCGCCGCTCGGCCGCCGAGGGCTGCCGCGGGCCGGTCGGCATGGGCACAACCCTGGGGGCTTCCGCGGGGCGGTCGACAAACACTCCCCGCCAGCCGTGCTTGACGCTCTTGCGCAAAGCCTCGACGGCGATGGACTCGTTGACGGCCGCCAGATCGTCCACGATGCGCTTGGCTGCGGTCGGGGTGAGCGGCGCTTTGATCTCCCGCCGGTGCTGCGCAAATTCCGCCCAGGCACGCGCCAATCCTGCTCCGTGAGGCAGGGGCAAAGATGCTGGGTCGAATTTGGGGGGCGAGGGACGTTTAGGGGAAGAAGAAGGGAGCGAAGGCGACGCAGTCGCCGGAGCGGGCGCGTCAGCGCCTTTCGTTTCTTCCTGTTCTTTATGTTTCTTTACGTTGGGGTCTAAATCTTGGACCACTTGGGTCCAGCATTTAGACCACTTGGGTCCAGCATTTAGACCACTTGGGTCTATATCTTGGACCGGTCTAAGTTTTAGACCCATCTCGGAAACGCCGGGGATTTTCCAGATTGAAGCCTCGGCGCCGTCGCCGGCCAGCTTGCGGTGGCCCTTCTCGACCA